ATCTTCTCGACTGCCGTCTTCGTCGCCATCTCTCGTTCGGCATGGATTAGCCGAGTGTTGATGCTGTCGACGCGGTTACTCAGTTGACTCATTTCTTCCCTGCCAGCCTTTAAGTGAATCTCGCCCAGCATTCTGTCCATCTTCTGGTCGAGATTGGCTAGCAACTCTTTGACGGTAAACTCCACTACTACCTTTCCGGTAGCATCCACTTTCCCCCCCCTTGGAATTCAGACGATGGCCGAACTATGTCACTACGAAAGTGACTGGGAACCGTGCCTTCGCGATTACGACAAACAAAACATCTTGCGAACAGCGTGCAATTGAGGTCGACGGGAGCGTGAGTGCGAATAGTGGATCTTGCGCATCTCGCGCCGCTGACGTCGTTGGCGACAGTACCGCTTGCAACGGATCTTGCGCATCTCGCGCCTTCGATGTTGTTGGATTGGTGACTACTAACGGTAAGTCCTGATCGTCGCGTGCCGCCATCTTACGTCAGCTCCTTCACTCCCCAGGTGGACGCGTTGAAGCCAGTCGCACCCCATTGCGTCAGAGTGTTCGGATCGACTTCCGTGATCTGAAGCCAATACTGGTAAGTGTTGCCGAGCGGCAGTGGCCCGACGGAAACGGTGACGCCAGAGGACAAGCCCAACTGCGCGATGCTCCGCGAGCCGGCATCATCCTTTCGAGAAAAGCTGAGATGAATCACTCCGCGAATGATTCCGGAAAACGCATGGCCTAGCGCCGTGTTTAACGTCTCATGCGCGAAGTCTGAGATGTCGCCAGCCGTGGAATCGAAGATGTAAGCGAGATCGTTATTCGGACGCGTGCCTGTCTCATTGATACCGACTTGGACAAGACACTGGAACGCAGCCGAGCCGGTCAGGCCCGACTGATTGCTGCCGCCAGTGAAAGTCAGCGTGATCGATCCCGCCGCCGATGCCGTACAAACCACGCCCGACTGATTGTTGCCGGTGCCGCAGCTAGTCGTATTGAAGTTGTAGCCGATGTATGCGCCCGACGCGCCCGAGCTCCACGAGCCAGTGAACGTCCAGCTTGAGCCGCTACCGCTCACATTCGTTACGGCAAATGGACCCACGTTCGCAGCCCATGCTGTGTTGACGCCCGGTCCATTCGGATAGACTTCGACAACATCGATGTCTCCGAGATAGGATGTCGCGCCTGGAGTTGGGACGAACAGCGGAGCGAACACGGCCGTGCTCGTTCCACCAACCCAGTTATGCGTGGCATCTGGAGTGCCCGTCACGGCGCCAATCAAGAGTCGACCGATTGGAGCCGACACCAGCGTAGCGGTTGCGCCGCTGGTCGCTTGCGTCAGCGTCTCGCCTGCGAGGAACGTACCGCTCGACACCGTTCCGACAATGACGTTGGAAGCGTTGCCGTCGACCACATACAGGTCGCGCATGTAATTCTGCGTCGTACCGCCCCAACTTCCACCGAATACCACAGTCGCGCACGTCACACCGAACGCACCGGAAGCAGCATTCGTGAGTCCAGTAGAGCTTGCCACGACGCTGCCATTGATTCGAGCCTGACACGTCCCGGCGCCGGCTGCGGAGAGGACGACGCTGAACTCGATATAGTTCCACGTACTGACGGCCAGCGAAACAACGCTGACGCTGCCGATCGTGGCGCCGGTTGGCCCGGTAAAGTACACCTGGCCCGTCCCGTTGATTCGCAAGATGCACTGGGTCGAGCCGCCAGCATCCTTGATGGTGATGAGGGTTCCAGCATTCGTGAAACCGCCGTTCGGATAGAAGCGTCCGCCGGCAGTAAGAATGGTGAAATTACCGCCAAGGTTGATGGTCTGGAGCTGGAGACCGCCGCCGCTGCCGCCCGTTGAAAAGAAAGCCCATCCGTCACCGGGAGTCGTCACCGGAGTCGTGCTCGTGATTCCTCCCACAAAGCCAAGGGTGACGCCGGGTATGTTGGTGTTGTTTCCGACGGATGCCGCGAATTGTCCACCGCCGATTGCCCACTGAAGCATCTGTTCTCCTAGTTCGCTCGCGACCCTTCGAAGGCTACCCAGAATCCCGCGAAGTCCTGATCGACGACGGTTGGCGCGACGAGCTGGAACGAGTCGGTTGCTCCGTCCCATGTAATTGCGTTCGTGAATGTAAACGTCGCGACGAGTGACGATGCCGCGATATTGATCGTCCCAATCAGAACGCCGTTCTGGTAAATGCTCACTTGGACATTGGCAGCAGGCGCTACGCGACAGCCGCCCACGCTTCCTACCAGGCCAGCTGGCAAAGTCACCTGCCGGACGAACACCGTGTAATACAGCTCTTGCAGGGTGCCGTAGGTTCCTGCGACCGGCGGCAGATAGATATACACGTCGTTGATGCCGCCGCCAGCGCCTGTGCTAACGTCCTGCCAGACCGGGAGTCCAGAGGATCTATCGGGAGGACCGAACAGCCCGAAGTTCGACGGGATGTTCTGAATCCCGAAAGGACCGTAGAGCGCCAGCATCCCGGCTTCGATCTGCGGCACCGTGTAATTCGGCGTGCCCGTCAGCAGCTTTCCAGTCTTCACATCAATAGCGCCCGGCCCGTTGCCTTCGATGAGCAGAGAGAATGCCTGCACTTGAGCAAGGCTCTGCAGCTGGTTGCCGTATGCGTTAAAGCTCAGGAACTTGAAATAGATGATGCTCCCGAGATATTGCGACGGGACTTCGTAGATGATCGTCGCTTGGTCGAGCCGCGCGAACGTTGCCCCCGCCGGATGATCGACTGGGAAGCTTCCGAGGATGCCACGATGGAGTGTTGTCAGATCATAGGTGTTGGGGCCAGTCAGGTCCGCATTCTCGTATGCGATGAGCTCCAGCGCTTGCACGCCGCTGCCATAGATCGTGACTTGGACATTGTTGAGGCTGATCGTATCGCCGGTATCGCCCGTCACCAGAAACATGACGCCGAAGCCGTTCTGTCCTTGTTCGTTCAGATTGTAGATAGTCCAGAAGTTATCGTCGGCGCCCCAGAGATCTTCGTTGTAACCGAACGTAATGAGTCCCAACCCCGGCCCGAAGACGGCGCTCTTGGGCGTTCCGATCTGCGTCTGTCCGGAAACGAGCACCGCGGCGATCGAGGCCGTATTGCTCGATGACGTCTTTCCGTTAAGCGTGACTACGATGCCTTCCGGCGTAAATCCGAATGGCAGATTGAAATTCAGATTGAAGGCGAAGAGGTACTGGGTCTGCTCGCTCGATCCGAGGACCGCCGTGGCAAACGCCGAGTTCGAATTGACGTTGTCCGGATTGATCCATGCCGTTCCGGTACCGCCAGCCGCCCACGCCAACTCCATCTGAATGTCGTTGAGGAAAATATCTATCGGAGTAGCCACACCAGACGCATTGATGGCGATAACGGTTACGCCGAACGAAGGATCGTTGACGATGTCGGCAGTCAAAGAACCTGCCGTCAGCTGCCAGCTATTGTTCGGATTTCCATCTCCGCTTAGCGAGTCGAGGGTGCCAATCGTAAAAGTAGTCGGACTCGTCGCGGAATAATTCGTACTGATCGGTCCGCCGAGCCGCGAGCCTTTGTAGTTGAGCTGGAACTGGATGAACCATCCACCGCCGGTCAGCGTGCGGTAGGAAGAGAACGACACCGTTAGTCCAACGATGGGCCCGATTCCAGCCGTTGGCACATTGAAGCCGAACCCGGTCGCTAGAATCTGTTGCGAGGCGCCTGGCGTTTTGATCGTGACGCTGCCGCCCGTGTCCACCACGCCGGATGGGTTGAGCACTTCGATGTAGGTGCTAGCCGTGCCGAACACAGAAAATGTGCCATCGTTTCCAGAGTGCGAAAAGCCAGAGGCGATAGCCGAAGCGGTCGGCTGGAGTCCATTGTTTGCGCCTCCAGCGATGGTTCCGTTATAGAGCCAGAGATCGCTGGATCCAGGCAGCAGGCTAACTGAGCTGATCGTGAATGGCCCAAACGAAAGCTGATCTGGAAGCGTGACGTCTGAATAGCTGCCGGTTCCAGTTACATCCGTCGGATTGAGCCAAGCGATTCCGAACGCATAATCGCCAACAGTTTGAATCGCGATTGTGCACCGAAGCGGCCCTTGACTACCGGGACTGCCGCCGCCGCCGCCCGATCCGATGCTCAGTCCGTTGCCGGCCACCATCTGCGTACTCGAGGCGACGTTCGGCGTGATGAGCGCACACAGACTCACGTAAGCGTTCCAAGCCAGCGTCGATACGCTCTGCAACTGAGCGCCGGACTGCTGCATGTTGACCGTCAGCGTATCGACGGTGTCCGGATCTGCATGGGCTGGCAAGTCGGCTGTCGTTACGCCGATGCGTCCTTGGTCGGTGAACTGCCCAAAGAACGAATAGTCGACTCCATCATAGGAAACCCATGCTTGGAAGCCGCCCCAGTTCACGCCACCGTTCGCAAAGATGTAGATCGTCGGTCCCTTGAACTGCGCTGCCTGATTCGTGACTTCGAAGATGAGCGCCGTGGTGTTCCCGGGATCTTCCTGCGGTCCATCGTTCGTGTTGCTCGGGAGTTGCGCCTGCTTGTTGTAGAGCAGCGCCGTCCCAACCGACCAAGGGAAGTTTTCAGCCTCGATGCTGATGCCGCCAACCGGATCGTCCGTCATCTTCGTGATCCGGACCGGCGTGCGGCCGAACATGGTGCCCAGCGTATTCAAGAGCCCATCGGTGACGGTGATGATGTCGCCGGGACTCAAGAAGCAGCCGATGTTGTATTTCAGCTTGAACTTGTAAGTCGTGTAAATTGCAGAGAACCGCTGCAACCGCATGTTCGCGGCAAACTGCGCTGAATTCTCGTTGCAGATGAACTGATAGCCGCGCGCGCTTTCGCTTTGCAGTCCAATCGGAATCCCACCGATTTGCTGCTGGATTGCACCTTCATCCTGAATCTGGAGGACGTCCTCGTTGTAATCGTTCGTGCGGACGGACCATCGCACCGACACCCGGTTCCATCGACTCTGCCAAGGGATCTGCTCGATGGTGATCGGATCTTTATTTGGCTCCTGAATGAAGTCGTTGTCGTCGAGATCGATGACGGGCTGTGTCGGCGGATAGTAAACGACTCCATTGCCGACCGATGTCGTGTCCACCAGGGGAATGAACTTGAGAAGCCCTTCATCCCAACTGATGTAAACCTGACCGGCTTCGCACCACTGACTGATGGTATCCATCAGCGAAGTCTGCGAGTCGAGAATCGCTGAGATGAAAAAGTCGTTTGCAGACCATTGCGCTTTCGCGGAAGAATCCAGAGGCAGCGAAGTTGGAGTGTAAACAGCTCCGCTCGATTGTCCGACCCAGGTGTGTGTCGCGTCCGCAATGCCACCGGTGATCGGCCCGAGCTTCATCGAATTTGAGACTGGCTGGATCTCAGTCAGGGTCGCAGTCGCGCTCGTCGAAGCCTGTACGACCTGCTCTCCATCCGTGAACGTTCCGCTCGTAACGCTGCCTTCCACCGTCAAAAGCCCAAGCAGGGAGGTATCGATGTTCGCGGCGGGGAAGTTGTATTTGTACTGCGGATTCGTCAGCAGTCCATAAATCGCATCAGCTGGATTGGCGTCGCCCACGCCATTGCCGAATGCGTACGCGCCAATGACCTCGAAGCTCATCTGCGGAAGAACAGCAGAGAACCCGAGATAGAGGCCGGCGCTGGCTACCCATGCAATCTCGCTGTAGCCAATCGCTGCATTCGGAAACTTGCCTAAAAGATACGACCAGACTGCTTGCCCGAGTCCGCCGCCGGAGAACGTGAGATTGAGCTTGCCGGTTGGATCGTTCGGATCATAGTTTGGATCGTTGTAGATGTAGGTGATGACGACGCCAATGCCAGCATCGCCAGGGGCGAAGAGATAGTTTCCTCCGTTCGGGTTGTACGTGCCTGTCGCAGTCGGCGTTCCGCTGACAGCTCTTAGCGCGATACCGGATGGATAGTAAAAAACGCCAGTGTCGCCATCAAAGCCGGACTGGAACTGGACCGTGATCTGATAGGGCGAAGTGAGCGGCACCACATCCAGTTCGTTCTCATCGATGTGATAGCGATAGGTGACATAGGTGATGACAACCGTCTGTCCGGTCTGCGCGGCATTGAAGACGTACTGCGGATACAAGACCGCGGCGCTGCCGACTGCCGATTCCGCGATCGTCACCGCGCCCACCGCCAGCGTGATCGTGGTGGCTGTTGATGCGGTACACTGAACGCCGACAACATTATTCGCGGCGTTCGTAAACCCAGTGGTGCTGAAGTTGAGGCCTACGTAGGCGTTGTTGTCGCCTCCGGTGATGATGCCGGTATAGTTGCCATCGCCATCGACGGCCGACAGCACGAACGGTCCTGCGGAATAGTTGCCGTTGTCGATGGTGTACTGGCCCGGTCCGGGACTCGGATTCGTCGTGTATTCCAGTCGAGATTGCTGCGTGCCGGATTGCGTGGCCGAACCCGGCGAACCGTAGTCGTTTGTCGTGACGCTGTAAGCAATCTGCGCTCCAACTCCAAGGTCGCCCTGAAAATGCGCGGCCTGCGCTGGCGTGTAGATAAGACTCCCGCCAACGACATAGTTCTCGCTGAAGCTGATGGTGACGAACTTGCCGTTGTTACTCCATACTCCCAGCAGAGCGCTACAGGGGCCCATGCATAAGCCGCCGACGACGCTGGCGGAATAGACGTAGGTGTTGCCGCCCTTCGAGAGTCCTTTTCCGCCGTTTTGCGGTTGCCACGAATTGAACGCGCCCCACCAGAACAGCTTCCAAGAAATGCGCTGCTGTCCAATCAGAATCGGGAGCGGGCGACCGAGGATTGCCTCGTTCGTCCGGATGCCGTTATAGATTGTCGGTGGAGTCGTGTCTTGATTGCCAAGGCCCATGAGTTTAGTCGACTAAGGTAAAGTACCGGCGAGGACGCCGTCGCAGCATTCCATCGTTGAATCCGTGGGAAGAGATGACGCCGAGTCCGACAATCGGGTGCAACACCGTATCCGGCCACTGGATGACGATGGCAGCATGCGTCCAGCTCGCAACGATCCGGTATAGGACAAGATCTCCCGGCCGTACTTCGTTCTCGCCAATCTCGCGCTTGGCGAAGCCCTGTACGATCTTCAGGAACGTCGTATCTTCAAACTTGAGCTTGCGCTTGTCCGTCTGGACAGGACTGTTGAGCCATGCCTGCGGCGAGTATCGAGGCGGCTTGTAATCCACGTCGATCAGCCCTACCGATTGCGCCACACGGAGCGGAAAGAACGCGCAATCCACTCCACACCCTTTGACGCCGGCATGGTCCACGTATGGCGTATCTTTCCACGTCCACGCTTCGGTAACGATCCGCTCGCGAATATCAGGAAGCATTTTCTGGATTCGGCACGAACGGCGTTCCGCCAAAATGGATCTGAGCGAGTGATTGACTGCCTTGGAGAATCACGCACGTCGCCAAACTCTTGTCGCAACCTGGTACGAGAGTGATGGTGTCGCCAGCATTGACTGGGAACTGCATCGGGTAGAACAGTTGTAGGATCTGGACTCCGGCCGTCACGTACTGCGTCTTAATCGCTCGCTGGAGTCCGCTGTTCTGTCCGCCCGTAAAAACGACATAGCCAAGCGAGTAGGCATTGTCCTGCGAAGTCCATTGCGCCGAACCATCGACCGTGATCTGGCCGCGATCCGGATTGAACGATGGCGAACTGCTAGCCGTCGTACCGGCTGACGTGCACATGAAAATGATGTTGCCGACATCGATGACATCGCCCTTGTTGTAGTGCGTGCTGTTCGCGCGAGACGGGACAACCAGATTCATGTACAGCGTCGTGCTGCCACTCCCGAGCGTTACGTTGGTACTCTGAAAGTTGGAGAGCAGGAGAGTGCAGCTGTGATCGAACAGATTGTGGCGGCATCCAGTCTGGACCTGAAATGGCGGCGAAGGACGATTCAGCAGGTACGTAAGATCATAGACGTCGCACTTGATCATTGACCGCCCAGCTGGACTCACATCCCCGATCTGGCCCTCCGTGAGCTTCATCGTGCCCATGCTGAATCCCGCGCTCGGCATCTGTCCAAGCGGCCAGAAGAGGGTCTGGACCGAGACTTTCGCGCCGTTCAGCATTCCTACGTTGATGACCTGCATCAACGGCGTCGTCGTGCCGGGATAGTTGACCGACTCTTTAATGAGGGCCCTGAGATCCCAGACGCCGGCGGACATCCGAAAGGTCGCTTCATTGGTGAAAGCGCCACGCTCCCATGCACCATACTTCGAGCAGTAGTAAGTCACGCCTTGGTACGTGATATCGATGTTCGTCCCAAAAAGCACATTCAAATTGACGCCATTCGGCAGCGTAATCTGGATGAGATCGGCGCGGTTGAATACGGTGTTTCCGAGAAGGAATGCCTGAAGCGCAGCAGAGATGTTTTTCATTTAGAGAAGGACGGATCGGAAGGAAAGCGTATTCATGCGCCAAATCTTGTAGATGAACTCTTCGAGATCATCCCATCGATCTTGCAGGAAGTGACAGCGATAGTAAAACTGTCCAGTCCATGAAACGATGACGCCAGCGCCCGGCGCCGACGTGAACGTGATCGTTCCATACTCGTCAATCGCATAGTTCGATGGCGAGTCAATCACGCCGTTCAGATAGATCGATGGCGCACTCACGAAATTCTGAATCAGGTCGTAGGCGCCGGCGACAATCAAAGAGCGCACCATCGACCATGCAACCGTGGTGCCGTCGCCAGTTCCAATCGCTTGCGAGGTAGAAAGTGCCGGCGCAGCGCTTGGCGTAAAGACGGCGCCGCTGACTTGTCCGACCCAAGTATGTGATCCATCCGGCGTTCCGGTGATCGGACCGATCAACATGGGCCCAGCGCCAGGTACCGCCCCAACGAGCTTCGCCGAGGCTCCGCTTGTGGTTTGGACTACCGTCTCCGTAAGACCGAATCGGTTGTAGGCTGTGAATCCCGTCGCGCCTGTGACGGCGCCATTCACCGAATACACGCCCACCAGGTTGTCGTATGGGTGGAGAAAGAGCCAGTCCGCCGCGCCGTATTGCGTGCCAAGGAAGAAGTTGACCAGCTCTTGATAGGCCGTGTTGACGCTCGCAAGCTGGTTGTCGCCCTTCAGGTAGCTGATGTCGAGCACGAAATCCCATCGCGGAAACAGCATCGTCGGGATGCGGACCTCGCCGCGACCCGAGGCTGGCGTCTGCGTGATCGTGTTCCCGAACGGCGTCTGCTTGATGGGCCATTTGAAACTCCATTGCGGCGGGTTGAAAGCCGGGAAGGTCAGTAGGCTCATCGGATGTCGTACCCCATTCGCTGGAACTTGCTCTTCACGAATTGATACATCGCCTCGCCGTGCTCACGCGGATCCATGCTTCCAGAAATGTTCGGCGTGTAGTGGAAGTGCATTGGCCCATTCGGGCGACCGCCGCCGCCATCCGTGAGCTTGTCGAGTTTCGCGCCTTGATCCGGCGTGTAGATGCGCTCATTCTCGTGCAGCACGGCCATGCCGGTGCGTGGCATGACACCGCCCCCCTCGAAGGCGAGGACGGCAGCAAACGCAGCAGCGGCCGCGGGAGGTGCCAAGATCGGTCCGACAATAGGAACTGCCGAGACCGCCGCATAGGTGTTCGAAGCGGCTGTCTTTGCCGCCGTCAACTGCTCCTGCTTCGCCAGCGTTTGGTGGAGAGCTGCGCCGACTGCTTCCTCGAGCGCTACTTTCACCAGTGCCGTGACTGCCGTGCTCGCGAAGCTGACCCAGAGCTTTTCGAGCGCCTTGATTGGCGTCTCTTGTCCGGTGACCATCTTCGAGATACTTTCCGCCGCCATGTCCGTGATGCGCTTGTAGGACTCAGAAGCGATCTGCTCCAGCTTCTTGTCGTTCTGATCTTCGACGGCCGCAATCTTCGCCCCGAACTGCTGGTACTTCGCGATCATCTTCGTTTCAAAGTCCGCGCGGTCGGTCAACATCTTGTTCAACGTCGTCTGCGCGTCGTTGATCAGTCGCTGGTTGCCGGTCGCCTGAGCTGCGACTAGCGCATCCTGCGCGGAGTCGACTTGTGCCTGTACGACGTTGAGCTGGTCTTTCAACACGGCCACCTGGTCGTCGCGCTCTTGGCCGTAGAGCGCTTTCAACTTCGCGGCTTTCTGGGATTCGTTGATTACATGCGTGTCCGCCAGCAGCTTAATCTGCTGCTCCTGCTTCGAGATGTCGCTGCCTTCCTCCGTCTCTTTCTTCTTGCCCTGCGCATCGAAAAGCTTCTTGTAGGACTCGCCTAGCTGGATCGTCGAGGTATTGAGCTTGATCTGCTTTTCCAGTTCGTTCTCAAGCTCTTTGCCGTATTTCTTCCCCGTCGCATCTTCGGCCTTGTCGATGTCCTTGAGCACGTTACCCAGTTCGGAACCTTCGACCGAGGCCTCGCGCATCGCTGCCGTCATTCCATCAATGTTGGTCGCGAACGCGTTGCCGACTGCCTTCGTCAGCAGTTCGTGGAGCTTTCGGATGTTCTCGATGTTGGGAAGCAGCAGAGACTTATCGACGTTCTTGGCTTGCTCTGCCATCTGCGCCAGTCCGCCAGTCGCTTCGATGGATGCTTCCCGGGCTGCATGGAGCGAACTGGACCAATCGCCAGGTGTGCCGCTCAGAACCGCTACTGCCGATTCTGCTTTCTCCTTCAGGTTTTGGAGTTCATGCGTATAGTCTGCCGTGGCCTGCTTTTGCGCTGCCGCGTTCGCAGACGGTTCGGACATCTTTTCGCGTGCGTACGCGACGTTCTGCATCGCCGTCCGGAGCGATTCGATCGAGCCCTCCGCAGCCTTCATCGCTGCTGCATTGTTTGCCAGCGGCGTGCCGTCTTTGAGATCTTCCCAGACGACGCGGAGCGTATCCCCAAACGAAGCCCAGGCCGTTTGCTCTTTAGCCAAAGCCTCATCGCCTTTGGTTAGTACGGTAGCCAGCGAGGTCGCGAGTTCATCGGCTTTCACCTTCGCTTCGAGCAGCGCGATTGCCAGCTTGTTCTGCGCTGGACGTCCTTCGATCTTGCCAATCTGGTCGTCGAGCTTCAGGTTCGTAATCTGCAGCTGTTCGGTGCGGTCACGCTCTTTGATTTCGAGGTTTTCTTCCTCGTCCGCGTTCTTCCGCAAGGTCGCTGCATACGCTTCGTGCTTTTCGATAGCCTTCCCGATGATTTCGACGAGCGCAAGCGCCCCGAGGATCGGGAAAGCGACTTCCATCGCTGCTCCGATGGGCCCAATCGAAGCAATCAAGCCGGCGACGGCGCGCGGCATGTGAATGCCCATCTCCTCGCCCAACAGCATCACGCCATGACGGGCTTCCATCATGGAGTGCTGACTCTTTTCGACCTTCCCTTCGAGATCCTGAAAGGAATCTTCCATCTTGCGGGTTGACACAGCTACGCCATCGGCTGCTGCGCTGTACTGCGTCAACCCGCTAAGGTCGGCTACTGCTCGTAGCCGGATTATGCCGTCATCAGCCATTTAGATTGGATAGTCCTTGTATTTCTCCATGACCGCGAGAACGTTAGAGGGAAGAGTCATTACGCCGCTAATGGCCGACGGGTGAACCCGCGAGGACGCGAGCCGCGCAAACTCTGCATCGATCTGATTCTGGTTTGGCTTCGAGACGGGCGCATTATCAATGCCGGCAATCAGACACGCCACGCGATGCGAAGGTGGATACAGCTCCCAGTAGGGAATCAGTTCGTTGAACACGAAGCCCGACGGGAGATCATCCACCACATCGGGCGTCCAGTGAAATTCAGCAGTTATGCAGCAGCGGATTTCACTGAAGTCGGCTCCGGTGCTGCCGCTGGTTCCCCCGAGTTCGTCTCGATCTTCAGTCCGCTCATCTCAAGGATGCGTCGACGCAGTTCGGCCAGGGTCTCAAAATCGACTTCCGCGCGAAGCCGCGCTGCCGTCCACTCTGCTTCGTCCGGAGCTTTGGCGCGATTGAGACTGATGCAGACTTGCTCTGGGGTTATCGGTTTGCCGAGGAGTTCTTCTGCTTCGAGCATGGAAAAGGAAGCGATCTTGAAGGAGAGGTTATCGATCTGGATGGGCTTGATACGGTAGGCCATAGTTCCTTTCAGTAAAACGTCGCCATCTCTTCTGGCGTGAATTCTCCCGCCAGGTAAGCATGGCGAAATCTCTGCCGATCAAGGGTGTACGGCCGAGTGCGGCCCACCCAATAAAAACTGTCTGGCGGAAACGACGTTGCCGGGATGCCGGCGTTTCGCAGCGTGAGTCCCGTCCAGCGATCTTCCCCCAGAAACGGACGCGGCTGTGCCGGAATGGATCCAGCCGCTATCGACTCCATCGCGTTTCGGGAAAGCCAATAGGCTAAGCCAGAACAGTAGTTGTCGGAAAACGGCTCTTGCCGCCATCCAACATAGTCTGCTTGGGGGATGATTGTGCGGATCGGAAACAGCACCACGTCATCGTCCAACTTGAGCAGGACGTCGCAGTTGCCCTGCAATGCCCACTGGCTGACGGCGCGGACCTTTTCCGGAAGGGACTCGTAATCGTCTGGAACGGGTAGAAAGACTTCGTCGGGCAGAGGAGGGCGGTCCTGCTGCCCGAGGAAAAAACGCACATCGCCAAACTTGACGTGTGGCTTCCACGAAGCTCGTTGCGCGTCCGCGTAGTGTCGTCGCTTTTCGCAAGTGACAACCGCTACGAGGACGCGCACCGGATTTTAGGTCGTCGTCTGGAACCACTTCATTACCGCGCCGTTGGTGTTGGCGTAGGCCTCGATGTCGAGCGTCTGAATCAAGTAGCCTGCTCGTTTCAGCGGCGTGCTCAGCTTTCCAGCGCGGCATTGTGCCAACCAGATGCCGTTGGTCGGATATCCGGCCACGTCCACCTGATACGAGAGCTGGCACCACATCTCGAAGAATGGGCCCCAACCGAGCACCTGGTTGTTGACCTGCTGCGTGTTGCCGACTGCCGAGAGGGTGTAGTTGTAGCTGATCTGCACCGACTTGCCAGCATCGCCCGAGTAGAAGGTGTAGGTGCCAGTGCCGGTATTGACGGTATATTCCCCGGTAGCCGCGACCGTGATCTTGGTCAACGGTGCGCCGAGTCCGCCAGATGATCCGAAGATGCAACCGAGATCTTCCGCAAATACGCCGGACTCCGGAGGCGTGATTGTGATAGTGTACGGACCCGGCGAAGCTGGAATCGTATGGTTCTCCAGCGCCGAGATCGCCGTCACTCCAGCGCCCGAAGTGTCACCGAAGTAGAGCTGGTTGAGGGTCGCCAGTTCGATCTTACCGAATCCGATCTTTGCAGACAGCTTGCGGTCGGTCGGACCGACGTCATCGGGAAACTGCGAAGCGCCGCGCAGCTCTTCCAGCTTCTGATCCATTTCTAGTGAGAAGTCCTGACAGGTACCGAAGAACTGCGGCGTAGGGTTTGCCGCCTGATTCCCGCCCAACGGGTTTGCGAAAATTCGTCCAGCCCCGAGCTGAAAAATATAGATACCCTCCTCTCAGCCTGAAGGCTGATCGTGCAGATTTTCTTACCGTGAAGTTCTTTACTGAAGACTGGTGATGGTGAAGGTACATTGCTTCGTCGAAAAGCCAGCCGGTACAGAGCCTCTGCTCTTAGGGCACGCCAGCGTACCGGTGAGCACGTTGCCGACGATGACGCCGGGAGGTCCAGGGATCCCTTGCGCACCCGTTGCACCCGTCGCACCCGTTGCACCCGTCGCACCGGTTGCACCTGCGACACCGGAAGGCCCTTGCGGACCGACTGGGCCAGCCACACCCTGCAATCCGGTTTGCCCGCTTGGACCTTGTGCGCCCATCAGCGTGTGGTAGACGCCGTTGTTGTCCGATTCGACGATGATCCCATTCGAGATCGAGAGGATGTACTGCTTCGACGCTGGCGCCGGCACTGGCAAGCCGATGTCAACGAGAATGATCCCTGACTGCGTAGTGTTCCCAGGTTGCGGCGTCACGATCAGAGGACCGTTGCAACTCGTCCCGCTGCTGCCCGAGGTACACTGCGCGGCCGCGATCGAACACGCCGCGAGAAGAAATATGCAAAGTTTGATTTTCATAAGGCTCAGTCTGGATACGGTCCGGTACCGCACGCGGCCGGACAGATGTATTGCGTTGCGAGCATAGCTGTCTGCATTGTCGTCGGGTTGATCCCGTAAGTCGGCCACGAGCTCGAGGCCACAAGTCCAGTGTTCGCAAGTGTCAAATTGTTAGCCCACGGCAGCGACTGCAATGGGCAATTGAACGGCGCTCCTGATTGAGCACATGCCGTCGTCGGGAAGGTCACGCCGTTCATAAATCCGCTAAAGCCGATGCATAAAGAAGTCGCGGTTGCGCCGGGACACCCGCCATTGGCCGGAACTGAATTCAACCCCGCGCCGCCATAGCTCGCCCAGTTCGTAAGCAGTCGGCCTAAGAGGACGTTATTGCCTTCAACCAGTAGCGACGTGTCCCAGCACGCATTCATCGCCACGCTGCCTTCGCCCTGCAGGTTGCAGCCGATGTTGACGTTGTTCGCGGCCCCTGCTGAGCCGGCCGTGTTCGCAAAGATGTTCTGCGTGAAATTATTGTTGATTTGCTGCCACTGCGGATTCGCGGAGAAGATCCCGCCGCCATTGACCGAGATCACGGTGTTGCCGCGGAAGGATGCATTCTTTGGGAATCCGGAACCATTGTCGAGCGCGGAACAGATCGTGCCCGTATTGTCATTCGATCCACTGTTAGCGTAGTAAACGTCCAGTCCCGTCGGGGATGTTGGATTGAGTGCGAGAGAAGCTGACGTTTCCCCGGTTGCGTAACTATCGTCCGCAGAACCGCCTGTCGTTAAGCAATCATGGTTCGCCGTCACGCCGCCGCACGTCGGCGCTGTCCCGCTGATGCAAGTTGGAACGTGGACATCGTCACCCACCGAGATGTCGGTGATCGAGTAGCCAAGACTGGGGAACGTGACAACGATTCCCGCCGCCGCACACGTCGTCGTGCTTGAGCATAGTGTGCCGCCAGTGCCGGTATTCGCGTAGGTCAACGTGTCGCCAAATGTCCCATTGGAATTGATGCAGGGCTGCGGCGCCGTATTGTTATTCGTCGTGCACAGCGTTGACGTGCCTGATTGGAGGACTCCAGTAATCGCCGTCCCGGTCGTGTTGTAGCTCGTATCGCTCGAACCTGCGACCACTACCGTGCCGCCCACTTGCGGATCGAGGCGCTGCCCGGCAAACGCGATCGTTGTCACATTGCCCAACCGCGAGACGCTGCTGGGTGCGCCGATGTGCGTGTTCGACGTCGAAACCGTGCCAACCGCGCACGCCGCGTGCGCGACATTTGACGTGCGACTCATGACGCACGCCAGCGGGTTAGAACCGGAGCCCCACTCGATTAGGTTGGAGCCGGGAGTATTAAACTGATTCGCGTCCCCAACGTTCGTAAAAAGATTGTTGATGTAGTCGAAGTTTTCAATCGGATTGCTCAGTCCGCCGCCGTTGCCGGGAGATCCAGACCGCGTCGCAATTTGCGGTCCTTCCGGCGCGTTGCGAAACCAGTTGTACTGGAAGTACATGTTGGTGACGGTCGTGCGCGGTAGATGCGTGACCGGATCAAAGATCCCGCAAACCTGTCCACCAGAGCACGTGCGCACGTTGGTCAGAATCAGGTTGCCACCTTGGCCGTCAGCCCAGTTCGAATCGAAGATGTTCCCCACAATGACGATGCGAACGGAAAGCTTCAGCTCGAACACATTCTTGACTGCCCATGTAAAGGGACAGTTTTTGTGATTGGTGGAAGTGAGTGGACCACATCCGAAGTTTGGCCCTGGACTATTGCCTGAGCTGCCTGTCAGGAAACGGTAATTTAGATCTCTGCCGAGATAGTTCCCGCGAAGCTCAACGTCGGCCACCGGACCCCCGTTCGTGTCGACGGGTGAGCCACCAGAAAACAGTCCGCACGATCCTGCTTCAATCCAATTGTGCGCGATCTTGTTTGGTCCATTCGAGAAGCCGAAACTGACACTGTGGGACTCTGCGCCCCACGCGTGAATCTTTTCGACGTAGTTCCATTCCATCCAGCAGTTGTCACAGTTGAAGACGATGCCTGCCTGAAGGTCATCACCGCAACCGTTGAGATACTGCGAGGGCGGGTTGCTCAGCGTGTACGAGTAGGTGCCGCTCGCCTGCGTAAAATTTCCCGTCAGGTTCGCTGTTGTATCCGATACCGACGGATTGAACGAGCCTGAGACTGTGTAATTCACCACGCCAGTGCCGGGAACCGTAATGTTGATCGTTCCGCCGGGAAAGGTCGGGCCAAACGAATTGCCGCTGGCGTATGTCAGCACCGGACTGCCGTTCGTCACCGTCACCGTGCCCGTCATGGTCCACGCCGCGCACGCGCCACTTGGCTGTCCAGCGTCGCCCGGATCCCAGCCGTGGATGTACGATGCTTCAATTCCAATCGCGAACGGTCGGCCAGTCTGGTCGCCGTCAAAGCGCACGATACGTCGTCCCGCCACTCCAGCTTGCGACTGAGATGTGTTCGGCTGGATCGTTCCTTCCATGCTGCGAATCAGAATATGGTTCACGCCGATGCCTTCGTAAATGGCGGCGTACCCAGCCTGTCCAGCAGAGCTCCCGTCCATTCGAATCGTCCACATGGACGCGATGTCGTTTGTGCAACCGGGATTTCTTGTGCCTTGGCCTGGCAGCGGCAGTCCGTGCGAACAAACAATCGTTCCTGCTGGCAGCGGCGTGTCGGAGTCGATGACGAGACACTTCGTAGCGCCAGCCTTGACTGGCATGGAAACAAGCGCATTGTCTCCGTCGTACGTCGACGAGTTCAGAAGTGTGCCGTGAGGAATTTTTAACAATTCCCATTCGTCGGCGTCCGTTCCCCAACTATTGACCGCCGTTTGCAATCCGGCCACGGTCAACGTCCCGAGCGTGATCGTCTTGTCGTAAACGCCTCCCGGCGCAGAGCACACGCCAGTACCAGTCGTCGAACCGGAGTTGACCCATGCGACCGGCAGCGTTGCGAAGAAGCTTAGCGGCACACTCTGGGCAACGAAGCTGCCTTCGAGGGAGACGTTGCCGCTCGCCTTGAAAGTCTGCGCTTCCATTGCTTGAAACTGGAGTGCGAAGATGAGAACGAAGATAAAAAGACGCTTCATTTGATTGCGATATTTCCTTGGATTGCCACTTTCCCTGCAACTACCGACTGAGTACCGGAAGTGTAGGTGTAAGAATTGACAGAGCTGTCGGTTAAGGTGCTGGTCCCCGCGATGATCTTCAGAGTCTCGGCCACGCTAATCGAAAGCGAGGTCGTATAGGCGGTCCCTGTGGTGCAGCCCGTTCCCGCTCCGTTGGTCGCTGGCGTAGCGCCATTCGTCGTGTAGCAGGCTACGGTCGTACCTGTGTTCGGATTGGTACAGGTTACGGTCTGTGGGACGACACCAGAAGTAGGGGTGCAGGTGGCCGCGGATGCTTGGCCCCCGGACGAAAACTCATAAGCACCAGAATCCCAAGCACCACTAGCAGGTCTTAAATTACTTGTTCTAGCTGGACACGTCGATACGTTGCTAACATCTGTGCATCCGTAATTCGTGTCGTTCGTCGAGCCAATCGGCCAGCTTCCGGTCAGATTCGATCCGGCGCCTATCGTCGATCCTCCACTGGTTGGATAGAAGGCATAAGTCTGAGATGAGTTATAGCCTTGACCGTTGGCCGTCGATTGCGTCTGGACTGTATTGGAAGTGAATGTGCAATTTGGTGTTGCTCCACATCCAGTTCCGGTCAGATCGAGGACAATGAAATGGTTGTTTTTGGACACGTAAGTATTTGTGCCGCTCGATCCCGATGGCCCTACGCTGGTCGAGCATCCTGAATCATATTGCGTGGAATCATCACCGCACTGGACCGTGTTGTTTTCGAGGACGATGTTGCCGCCATAGTTGCAATAGCCTTGTCCGTTAGGTCCTGAACTACAGTAGGTTGCGTTATAGACTGGTGGTGCGGGAACGTCCAAGACTTGGTTGTCGTGGATATTGTAGATCACGTTATTGAAGATCTTCGCCGTAAAGGATGGATTCGGAGCAATCCATAAGGCCAGACCTGCTGCAACATTTGTAATCACGTTGTTATAAAAAGTCAGTCCGATGTCGCCGTTGTCTTCGAACCCGTTCTCG